CTTTTCCTAGGTTCTTAATATATTTTAGTTTATAAAGCGCCGATTAGGCCGCGTTAGCATAAGGGGATTAAGGGTCGGAAAGGGCATCGCATAATGGCATTTTATGCAATAGAATCAATAAGTTAGCGCACAATTGATTAATGCTTGCTGTTTGGCATAGGTGCTCAGTCTGGCCTGACATGGTATCGGGGGGCAAGGGCAAGGGGGCCGGGGGGGCCAGCAAGGGGGCCAGAGCGGGGCCGGGGCAAGGGGGCAAGGCCCAGAGCGGGGCCAGAATGAGGGAAGCGAGGGCAAGGCCGGGGCAATGGCAAGGGGCAAGGCCCAGCGGGGGGCAATCGGGGCAAGGGGCCGCTACAGGGCCTTGCTGGGGCCGATACAGGGGCCAGTGCAAGGGGCCGTATCAAGGCCGCATCAAGGCCGCATCAAGGGGCAAGAATGCTGCCGGGTAAATCTAAACTCTATTGTAACTTGTGATTAATAATTGAGCGCTTAAGAAAATTGTTCCCTAACTTTACAATTCTTTTTCTCAATAGAATCAATAGGTTAGAGCATCAAATCTTAACTTATACTTTTCTGGCACGATTTTCTCACATAGTAGTATGTAAGGCGCAGGTTTTCGGCCTTGCATTGATAGGTCAATCATCACTTATAAGGAAACACACTATGCAAGCGCATCTAACATTGAAAAGCGCAAACGCTAAGACAGGGCCGATACCTGTCAGCACTAGCGCAAGGGAATCCTGTCCCGATACCTGTCCACTGCGAAAGGCCGGATGCTATGCCGATTCAGGGCCGCTCGCCCTGCACTGGAATAAAGTTACAGACCAACAGCGCGGTACAGACTGGCAGACATTTTGCGACAGTATCGCGGCACTGCCAGACGGCCAATTGTGGCGCCACAATCAGGCCGGTGATCTACCGCACCAGCGCGGCCGTATTGATGCCGCAGCGCTTGATCTGCTGGTGTCTGCCAATATTGGAAAGCGCGGATTCACCTACACGCACCACGATGCAAGCTTGAATGCGGATATCTTGGCCGCTGCTAACATCGACGGATTCACTGTTAACTTATCCGCGAATGATTTACACCACGCCGATGCGTTGGCCGATTCAGGTCTGCCAGTGGTGGCCGTGCTGCCGATAACGCAAACCAGCAACACCAAAACACCAGCAGGGCGCGCCGTGGTGGTCTGCCCGGCCACTGTTCGCGATGATGTTAGCTGCGCCACTTGCCAATTGTGCGCGCGCGCTGATAGGTCTGTGATCATAGGCTTCCCTGCACACGGCACAAGCGCCAAAAAGGCCGATTCAGTGGCGCGCCGTGTCATTCCCTTGAAAGTGGCCGCATGAACAGCAATGGCGATATTGCAGTGGCATTCTTTTGTGCGGCCGTGGCCGTGGTGGCCGTGTTGCTGGCCGTATACGAAACATTCAACAAAATGGGAGTTTAAAAATGGAATGGTTTTCAACCGGATCAGGTCTAATCGAATTTCAATTAAATTTAGACGATGCGCGGCAAGGGCATCACCAAGGTCAATGCGACGATGACATCGCATCCTTACGCAATGTTCCATACATTTTCGAAACTCTCGCCAAGATTAACTCTGAAACATTGCGCCAAGAATTGCGCGAATATGGCGCATGGGATAATGAGGAATTGGCAAACCATGAGGAAAATTTAAATCGCATTTTATGGATTGCTTGCGGGGATATATGCGAGGTCGCGGAATGATTAACTCTATTGGCGTGCTATTAGACGATGAATCGAAAAGGCCGGAATTGTGGATTGTGACGGATTGTTTCGGAACCGATGCCGTTAACTGGGTTGAGGTTAGCGCGTTATTTGACCGAAGGATTGTCCAAACTGTACCAGTAGCGGAATTCTGGCCCCTTATCTAACCTAGTATTTCCACAAAAGCCGGGGGCATTCCCCGGCTTTTTTGGGCATATTATGTTAGTAAGCACTTACTATTTTCTGTTTTCCCCGTTTTGGATATAGTAAAAAAATGCCCCTAGAATCAATTTATAAGGCCGCTGGGCCGCGATTGCGTGGCAAGTTATACCGGGGCATATGGCAATGCCGAAAAAGCTTTAAAGGCCAGATTCTGGGCAAATAGGGCCGGGGGCATCTGGGCCGCTGGTCTGAAAACGGGCCAGAGCGGGGCCGCTGGGCCGCTGGGCCGGGGCAAGAATCCGGGCCGCTGGGCCGGGGGGCGGGGAAAATTCCACCCTATTATCGAGTCGGAAATAGGGGGAAAGGGCAAAATAATTCCCTATTCTTGAGTCGGAAATACGGTTTTACCGCAGTGCAACAGGGGCCAAAAACCACCCTATATAGGGCCACTAGTCATTTTCGGAAAAAATTTTGAAAAAAAAATTTGAGTCCGGCGGCTAGAATTTACAGTTTGATTTTTGAAGCTGCCATCGAGACAAATCACAAAATAATTTTTTGTCCGAGTCATCAAGCAATGTAGAAATTGCTGAGACTATCGCTATCGATCACTTCAGCATAATGCTGTTCACCGTAGTCAATCCAGCTATCGTCCGTGTATCGCCGGAAAATGCCTAATTGTTCTAGGCGTGTTTTCTGTGTGTGGCATGGGATACAGAGTGGCTGGAATACATTGACTAGGAACCGCTGGTCATTCTGGCGGTGAGGGAATACATGGTCTACAGCTTCAGCTTGAACCACCTTGCCTGTCACCTTGCATCCTACGCATAGCGGTTGCGTAGTCATCACCCTGCGTTTGATCTTATCCCAGACTGGCAGATTGTAGAGTCGCTCGTTCTGTTTGTATTTGTCTGACCGCTTGCCGCCATGCGTCTGACACCAGCCTGTGCCAAACACTTTATCCTCCCGGCATCCCAAAAAATTACACTTTTTAGAGGTCGGCGTGGATGGCATCAGGATAGGAAGCGTAGTTTATAGATCGTCTGGTCGCACAGACTTTTGATCTCATCGAGGATGTTTTGCAGTTCAGAGTCTTGCGGCAGTTCAGCGCGGCACATATCCACTTCTTCACTGACACCGATCAGATACTGTAGCGGTGCTGTCGGCAGTTCATATTCGTCAGTGTAGCCAGTGATGATGCCGTACTTGCCTTGATAGCTTTCAGCAAAGGTATCGGTCAGTTCATCAAGCGCCGGATAGAACTCACCCAGTGCGACATGGGTAGCATACGAACCGGGGCCGGTAGCTTGCAAATGAAGAATGTGCGTGTTCTTAACTGCATTGAACATACACTGCACAAAATACGCCGCAACATTTTCCATCTGCTGTTCCTCTTTGTATCCGCTTGCGTAAGCGGCTTTAGCTACTTGCAATGCTTTCTGCTTGGTGGGGAACGGCCCCTTGCTGCCCCAGAACCACCCCTGATCCGATTTCCTGATTGGCATCGCGCTTCCTGTACAGATAAACATTCTGTCGGCCTTTAGTGCCGGTAGTCTTTTTTTCGACTACACGATCCACTTCGCCGTGTTTGGACATAATGCTAAGTGTAGTTTGCACACTGTTCAAACTCAACTGCAATTCCTGTGCAACGCTTACCGCACTCAGGCACTTCCCGCTATCAAGCAATGCAACAATGTTGCGTTTGACTTTCATGTCTTATCCTTTAAAAAATCTGGCAGCACTCTACGATTGGCGTGGGCAATCACTGCCAGAAAACCACGCTACCCTGAAGGAGGGAAGGGTGGCTAATTATACAACTAAATAGGATTGCTGGCGCATTACTTCACAAATCAATGCTGCCGACTCGACAGACTTACAAAAGCTATGCCCACCTTGCCAAGTCTTGAGAAAATCCATCTGTGCCTCAGTGATGCGGCCTTTGGGCATCTTGCACTCGACCAGCCAAGTAATTCCTTTATAGCTAACCACTAGGTCTGGGAATCCCTTGCCAATGGTGCTAGTAATCGCCACGCTAAATCCCGCCTTGCGGAAATATTCAACAATGGCAGTTTGATTTTGGTCAACCTTCGCCGCCCTACGCATCGCCAACCAATCGCTGAGTAGCTTTATACAAATCCATTTCTTTACCGTATCGCTTTTCAAATTCCTTGCGCCAAGGATGCCGACTGACAAATTGCGGTGTGTTCTTCCCGCTGCGATGATGGGTTGGACATAAACAAATTACAAACATATCGCCCATGCGCCGGTTCCCGTCCAGCAGGTGATGGATGTCTCCGTCCGATCTGACTTCATATTCCAGCAGACAGACTATGCACCCCTGCTCCCGTACCTTGTCCTGAAACTGCCGTTCCTGATTGTTCATCGCTCCAGATCACTCCATGTTCAGCACCAAAAAAATAAATTAATTCGCAAAGGTCGGAAAATTCTTTCTTGGACATCTTACTGGTGCTTTGACCTAGCACAACAAACCCACCATCGATCCCCGGCACAACATCTGATTTCTTCAATGATGCCGTGAACATCGCTTTCCAATCATGGGTAGTGAGCCAACGGTCATACCACTTCACCTGCTTAGTCACATCGCGCAACAAAGCCCATAGCAGCGCGTTTTGTTCCAAGGTGCGGTTAGGCTCCTTGACTTCCACCATGTAGCCTTCTGGGGCTGTTTTGATGGCTTCCAGCACATTGCTACGGTTCCCATAGAGTCTATAGATCATCGTTTATTCCAAATAAATGTATAGGTCTTTTCATGCTTTTCGATGGCCTCGATGCCAACCACTGGCCCAAAGGCTTCTTGGAAGGCATCCACCACTTCCGCAGTAACCGGCATAGCTTTGCGCCGATCCTCACGCGACATCTTGGCAGTGGATGTCTCCATCCAGAATGCTAGTGTGCCATTGCTCTTAACTTGCTCATCAGCAGTGATTCGTCGGACGGTGGGGGTAAGTGCCATTCCTGTATGTCTACTTCCCATGCTGGCTTATCCTCTGAAATTCTTTTGCGTGACCTAAAAAATCCATGAAACTCTGGGTGCTTGGCTTCAAACATCCTTGCGTAGTACGCGCAGAAATTATTGTTTAGCTTCACTACAACACCGTCAGTCTCGATGTCCATCTGCCATCGGATGCGCTCAAATACAGCTTGTGCCGAGTATTTGTTTCGCATCCCAACAATTTGCATGGTGAATTGTTCAAATAACTGCCAAACAATCGGATTGCGTTCATGGAACTTACAAAATGCCTGAAAAATCTGGTCAGCACGATTCATTCATTTCCCCTTGCTCGGATAGCGGAGGCGCATTCCGCAGGGTGCATTTGCCGCGCTGCGAATCTGTCGCACACCTTCGCACACGCCTCGCGCTCATCGGATCGGATCATGTTTACAAATTGTTCCAGTTCTTCATCTGAGAATGCCCAATGTCCGTGAGCTTTGCGAATCATCAAGGCATAATTACCAAACACCTTTTTTACAAGTTCTTTAGTATCAGTATTCATAGTTCACCGTTGTCTTGTTTGTTTGCAGCACCTTCGCGCCGTTCTTCAAATGGAATTGCCTAGCCATCTCAGTCTGCGGTGACATGGTGACAATCCGAAACCATCCTGGGCTTCTCATTTTCTTGACCAGCGCATTTACCAGTTTGCTACCGCATCCCGGTTTGTAAGACCAAACCGAATACAGTACGACAAAATTTGAAGTAGGTATCCAGCCCGTAACGAAAAGTTCGCGCTCTGTTTTGGGTATTGATTCCGGTTGACTAACGCACACAATCGCGCATATCTGCCGATCTTCTACCCACGCATAAACACCACGATTTTTACCTTCAATGCGTTGTTTCGGGCTGATATTGGGACGCACAGGATCATCGCGCAGGATCGGGTCAGGTTGGAGTAGTTGGACTAGCATCCGTTTTTCTCCCGCAGCTTGGCTTCCCAATATCTCGCCAAAATCACACCGTCCTCATCACACACGGACAAATCCTCCTCCGTCAGCCCAACCCATTCGCGCTTTTTCTTACCATTAAAAAAACCACTCATGTAGGCAATGGTAAGGTCATCAGGCTCTTGCTCCGGCTGTGCCAAGGCTTCTTTGATGGCGTTAATGACTTCTGGACACCAGACAGTAATTGCCTCGATTGTCCCATCATCGCTGTCTGTACAGCCACCTTGCAGTTGTTCCAACGCCTCAAGCGCCAGCTTCAATGCTTCGTCTTTAGTCATTAAAATGTTCCTTCTTCACATAGTGTCGTATCAAATTTTTGTCGTTTGATTTTTTCAACGATATAGCGGTAGCACGATGGTGGTTGCTGATACACCCAACGCAATACAGTGCCATCATCATCGAGGATGCCGTAGCGTTTCATGCCGACTTCTTCAGTCGTTCACGGTAGCCGGCCATGTCCTCCCCCGGTCTTGCAGGGATGCCTAGCTTGCGCCCGTAGGCCATCGTGGATTCATCCGATTGCCACCATGCGACTACGGAACGATCCGGCATCGACACTTCATCATCGAACCGTTCGCCGCCTAGCCATGAACCGGGGTGGGGGATGTAAGTAAAGTCGCGGCCTTCAGCATTCCATAGCTTGATGTGCTTTGGCAATGCTTCCAATGCCGCTTGCTGCTGCTGCGGTGTCAATCTCGCCCACATTTTCTGCGCGTGTTTCTTTGCTACTTTGCGTGGATATAGCTTATAGAACTCATCAAACATAATGCCCCCTTATAGTTTTGATACAACCCACAAAATACAACCAACCAACAACAAAATTACGCCAGCAAAAAAGGTGAACGCGCAGACTTCCTCTTTCCAATTTGTGTCTTTTGTTTCTGGGTTGCACACTGCCATGTAGAGGATGAAACTTACTATCATCATTATCAAGCTGCTTACTATCATGTCTATGTCCTATTGTGAGTCTTGCCCTTTGGTGAACGCACCTAGCCTAGCTAGATGCGCCTTCAGTCATGCCCTTCGGAGCCACGACACCCGTCAGTCTTTCGGTCAAGGGCACTAACTTCGCCACCCTTTTTTGTGCTGTTTCAGACCATAGCCACCAGTAGCACTGTTTCACGCGCATCGCTGTTGCTTTCATTGCCCGATGCGGTGTAGTCCAAAAACAAAAACCCTCAAGAAGAGGCTTACGGCTGCGGTGGCAAGTGGGTTCAGAGCAAACCCAAAAACAACCGAAGCCCCTTCTTAAGGGTTCTTCACTCTGATTTAGCGCTGCCACACGCTGCCGGTCTTTTTCCCGGACACAGATAGAGTAGGTGTTCATTTTTCCTTTGTCAACACTTTTTTTCGTGGGGTCAAATCAGCCTTCAAAACGCCATGAGTAATGATCTGTAACTCACACTGTGAGCCTCTCGGCGGGTACTCTCCCCAGCACTGTACGGCTTGCCTAGTGATGCCTATTGCCCTTGCCAGCTTGCGTATGGAACCGTAGTGTTGGATGGCTTCTGTCGTTTTCATCCCCGGACAATACCCTGCAAAAAAATATTTGTCAAGGGTACTTGCGTGGCAGGTTTTCTTGTGCAATGATGCGTCTGCTTCATCAACCTAAAGGAAAAGACATGGATAAGATTCTTCAACGAATTAACAATGTTCGTAAAAAGATTGACTACATCAAGAAAGACAAGGAAGTCTCTACCGGCAAAGGCAGCTACCGCGCCGTGACGCACGATATGGTGACTGCCATGCTGCGTCAGCATCTGATCGACGAAGGCATCGTGGTCATTACCAGCCTTACTAAGGCAGTGACTGTGCCGCCCTCTGGTGACAGCAAGCAGCATCGCTATGAAGCCGAGTATCAGGTCATGTTCTGTTCGATTGACGATGCGACTGACAACATTGCCATGATCGTGTCTGCCCATGCTAACGACAGCGGTGACAAGGCTCCCGGCAAGGCATTGTCCTATGCCAAGAAATACGCAATGCTCAAGATATTTGAGATTGAAACTGGTGAAGATGATGAATCGCGCACCTATGACGGTGGAATGCTTCCGGAATTGCTCGACGCATTGCTGCAAGAAATCTCGGCACAAACCACGCTAGATACGCTACAGGCATCATTCAAGAAAGCATATCAAGCCGCCGCACAGTACAACGATGCCAATGCTATGGGTCAAATCATTGCCGCGAAGGATGGCAAGAAAGCCGCGCTGAAATGACACCACTTCACAAAAAGATACTGGATGTCATGTTTGCGCTGCGGGAGAAGGGCGAGACTATGACCACCGGCTCGATTGCTGAAGCCTATGGCGTGACAAGGGCCACGATGGGCTGGAATCTACAATCTATGTATGAGCGCAATCTAGTGACCAAAATGGGCTTGCTTACGCAGTGGTACTCAACCAATGCTCGGAACAAGCAAATGATGTGGAATGTCAATATGCAATATTTAAGAGTGCTGGAGCAAAAAGAAATTGAATCCGCGAAAGAATCATCCAGACCGCCCCAAATCATGTTCAAACTGCCGCCAAAAAAAGGAACCAAAAGAGTATCGAATCAACAGGTACGGAACACTGTCTAGCTGGTGCAAAGAATGTTCCAACGAAGCCTCTAAACTGTCAGCATGGAAACGAAATGAAAATACTAAATTATGAGCAGGGAACGCCGGAATGGTTAGCCAGCCGCGCCGGTAAGGTAACAGCCAGCATGGTATCGAATGTGATGGCAGCGCCAAGTACCGCGGCATACCAAAACTACCGCGCACAAATCGTGTCGGAGATACTGACCGGCAAACCACAGTCCGAGATATTTGTAACGAAAGACATGGAGTTTGGGTCAGAGCAAGAAAAGTATGCTCGCGCCCTGTACGAAATCCGGCATGATGTTATGGTT